AACAAAATGTAAATACTACACAAGGTACATTTACATTACTTGTAAGAAGTGGTAATGATACGGATGCTCAACCAAATGTTCTTGAAACTTGGATTAATTTATCTTTAGATGTAAACCAACCTAACTACATAGGCCGAGTAATAGGTAATACAAAACCAGTTTATACTTACTCAACAGCAGATGGTCAAGGATATATTGATTATATTGGAGATTTTCCAAATGCTTCAAGATATATTAGAATAGCAAACGTGCCTAAAGCACAATTTGGTACATTTGATAATAATGGTCTTTACCAATCAGCATTATTCAGTGGAAGTTTACCAGAAAATGGGAATGGAGGTTTAGCAGGTGCATTTAATGGTGGAGTAATAGATACTACATTACCAAGATTTATGTATGAAAACATAGTTTCAGGTGTAACAAATGCCCAAGGATTTACAACAGCAGATTACTTCCCAGCAATCAATTTATTAAACAATTCAGATGAATATCAATTTAATATATTAATGACTCCTGGTTTATTTTTAGCAGGAGGAAATTCAAATATTAATATTGGTGCTAATGGTGCTGATCCAATCGCATTATGTGAAGCTAGAGCAGATGCTTTAGCAATAGTTGATCCTCTCCCTTATGGTGGATCTGTTACAGGTGCTAAAACAGCAGCAAATGCTTCTAACTCTAGTTATGGAGCAGCATATTGGCCATGGTGTCAAGTATTCAGCTCAGCAATGGGTAAACTAGTATGGGTGCCCGCATCTGTATTAATGGGTGGTGTATTTGCGTTTACAGACCAAGTATCAGCTCCATGGTTCGCTCCAGCAGGTATTACTAGAGGTGGTATTCCAAATGTAATAAAAGTTGAAAGAAAATTATCATTAACAGATAGAAATAATTTATATTTAGATAATATAAATCCACTAGCAACTTTCCCGGCAAATGGCGTAGTAGTATTTGGTCAGAAAACATTACAACAAAAAGCAACAGCTTTAGATAGAGTAAATGTTAGAAGATTATTAATAGCTTTAAAAGGATTTATTGGAGGCATTGCTCGTTCACTAGTATTTGAACAAAACACAGCAACCACAAGAAATAATTTCCTAAGCCAAATAAACCCATACCTAAACTCAGTAGTTCAAAGACAAGGTTTATATGCGTTTAAAGTAGTAATGGATGAATCAAATAATACACCAACTGTTGTAGATAGAAATCAATTAATAGGTCAAATTTATATTCAACCAACTAAAACAGCAGAATATATCATCCTAGACTTTACAGTTTTACCAACAGGAGTATCATTCCCATAAGGAAATAATATTTATAATAAACAATTAATAAATACAACATAACATGCCTATATTAAACGCAAACGAAATAATGTTTACTCAATTTGAGCCTAAAACACCAAATAGGTTTATAATGACTGTAAATGGAATCCCAGCTTATATTATTAAAGGAGTAAGTGCTATAACTTTTGATGATGGGGAGATTATATTAGATCATATTAACACCTATAGAAAAATCCGTAGTGGAAAAAGAATATGGGGTGATATAACTTTTACTTTATTCGATCCAATTGCCCCATCTGGTGCACAGGTAGTAATGGAATGGGCTCGTTTAGCATATGAATCAATTACTGGTAGAGCAGGTTACTCAGATTTCTATAAAAAAGATATTTATTTCCAAGTCTTAGGACCAGTAGGAGATGTAGTTTCAGAATGGGTCATTATGGGTGCCTTTATTAAAACAGCAAACTTTGATGATTATGATTGGTCAACATATACAGAAGCAGTTAATCTTACTTTAACAATCGGTATGGATTATTGCATCTTAAATTACTAATATTAGTAAAAAAGAATAATTAAAAGTAACCCACATTTATTGTGGGTTTCTTTGATTTTTGATATATTTATATATGATATTAATTAAAATAAGTTTATGACAGATTTAAAAATTCCAACGGAAACAGTTACATTACCTTCAAAAGGTCTTGTTTATCCTGAAACATCTTTATTAGCTAAGGGAGAAATTGAAATGCGTTATATGAGCGCTAGAGATGAAGATATCCTAACTAATATTAACTTTATCAAACAGGGAACTGCTATTGATAAATTATTAAAATCACTTATAATAACACCAATTGATATTGATGAATTAATTGTAGGTGATAAGAATGCAGTTTTATTTGCTGCTCGTATTTTAGGATACGGAAAAGACTATTCATTTAAGTTTAAAAATGAATCAACAAATAAAGAAGATGAATATACTTTAGATTTAACTACATTAAAGGAAAAAAATCTAGATGAAAATTTATTTCAACCTGGTAAAAATGAGTTTATCTTTGAACTACCTAAATCATCTAATATTGTAACTTTTAAATTTTTAACAGGTAAAGATGAAAAGTTAATAGACGCGGAAATTAAAGGACTTCAAAAAATTGACGCAAACGGGTCATTTGATAATACTACGCGTTTAAAACACATGATAATCGCAGTTAACGGCAAATTTGATCGGGTTTCAATTAATGATTTCGTTGATAATTTTCTTCTTGCACCTGACTCTAGAGCATTAAAAAAATACTATGCTGAGATATCTCCAGACATTGAAACCACAGTAACTCTAGATAAAGATGGATACGTTCAGGAGGGCGTAACTATCCCTATTGGGATTAGCTTTTTTTGGCCTGACGCCTAGATATAGAGAATATCTATTTTCTAGAATACATGAAATTTGTTTTTATGGGCAAGGAGGGTATGATTGGGAAACCATTTATAACATGCCTATCTCACATCGTGACTTTATTTACAATAAAATAAGGGAACATTATGAAAAACAAAACACAGAGGCTGAAAAACAACAGAAATCAATGAAATCTAAAACAGCAGCAACTGCTAAACCTCCACTAAATCCAACTTACACAGCAAAAGCCCCACGAAAGTAGGGCTTTTAATATTTATCTATATAATATACTTTTATGGCAACCGATGTAAATAATGATGAATTAAATGAATATAATGATTCTCTAAGAGACTCCGTTAACTATTCTAAACAACTCTCAGATAATATTTTGGCTTTAGCTAAAAGGATGGCTAGTCTAACTTTAGAAGAACGCAGATCTAGATCAGCATTGGCTGATATTAATAAAAGTATAAGAGATACATTAAAATTATCTGATAAATTAGTTCAGGGAAAATTAAAACAAAAAGACATTGATACCCAAATTAAAAAACTTCAAGATGATTATGCTACTTATATAAATGAAACTGTAAATGGTATTAACAATATTAATGATCTTTACCAAAAACAGATAATTTTAAATAATAAATTAGACTTACAAGCTCAAAAACGCCTCGCTTTAAACCAGGATATAGCATCCTTGTTGAGTCAACATAATATTATATCGCAACAACTTAATGCTATTAGTTCAAACCCCTCTCAAGCAAATCAAGCTAACGACTTACGAGATCAACTTAAAGATGTTAACAATGAGTTAAATATAAAAGAAAAACAACTAAATATTAGTGATAAATTAACTAAAGAGCTAAATGATCAAATAGATAAAGTAGATAGAGCATTAGAAGGTCATGAAAGATTATTAGAAATATATACACTTGAGTTAAAAAAAGCTGAAGCAATAAAGACAGAACTTGAAAAACAAAATGGAGTTTTTGGAAAACTTGGGGAAAAAGCTAGAGATTTTGCTAGCTCTCTTGACGATGTTAAAAAATTACTCAGCCCATTCTCAGCAATATTTGAATTCATTAAAAAAATTGCATTTGCTGCTTCAGATCAAGTAACAAGAATACAAAGAGGTTTAGTTGTAAGTAGAGAGGAAGCATACGCTTTAAGACAAGGATTCGCAGACGCAGCTGTTGCTTCTGGAGATATAGCAATTACTACTGAAAGAATGGTGGCTGCTAATGCTGAATTAGGTAAACAATTAGGCTTTAATACTAGATTTAGTAATGACATGAACACTCAGTTTGTTAAATTAACTAAAGTAATGGGGGTAAGTGAAGAAGCTGCTGGAGGATTAGCTAAACTTTCCAAAGTATCTGGAATGAATTTTGAAGACACTAAAAATACAGTATTAGAAACAACTCAACGTCTATCATCACAATATGGAATACAATTAGATCAAAAAGATATTTTAGAAGAAATTGGTAAAATATCTGGTCAAACCTTAGCAATGCTTAAAGGAAATCCTAAAGCATTAGCTGAAGCCGTTGCTCAAGCAAGATTATTAGGTACTAATTTAGGTACTGTTAAGAAACAAGCAAGTTCTTTACTTGATTTTGAAACATCTATTGAAAACGAATTACAAGCTGAATTACTTACTGGAAGACAATTTAATTTAGAACGTGCTCGTTCTGCTGCTTTAACAGGAGATTTAACAACAGCAATGCTAGAATTAAATAGTCAAGGAATTAATTTTAATGATTTTGCAAACATGAATGTTATTGCTCAAGAAAAAATAGCAAATATGTTGGGAATGCAAACAGATGAATTATCTGACCAGCTATTAAAACAACAATATATGGGTATGTCACGAGAGCAAATTATTGCTTTAGGTGGTAAAGAAGTAGCTGATAGAATAGAAGCATTAAATGCCCAAGACAAATTTAATCTCGCTATGGAAAAAATGCAAGATATTGTTGGTAGAATAGTAGGAGGACCATTAGGTCAATTTGCTGATATGATGGCTAAAGTACTTGAAAGTTCAACAGCTTTATATACTATAATGGGAGCTTTAGGAGCTATATCTTTAGTTAAGCTTATAGGAAGTCTAGCAGCTGCTGCTGCACAATCCGGACTATTAGCAGCTGGTTCTATAACTGCAGCTTCTGCTCTTTCTTTTGGGGTAGCTGTAATAGCAATAGGGGCAGGTATTGGTTATTTAATGAGTTTACTTGCAAGTGCTCAAGAGGAAGCGGCTGAACCAATAGGTGATGGATTCTTTTCTAAAGGTAAAACATTAATATCAACAAAAGAAGGTGGCTTATTTGAACCAAGCCCAAATGATGAAATAGCAATTGCTCCCGGAATAGGTAACATGATTAACAGACCACGACAACAAGCAGCAGTTGTTCAAGACAATTCATCAATTGTTAATGCTATTGCTTCACTTAATGATACTATGAAAGGTGTTAAAGAAGGTGTAGGACAAATATACAATAAAACAGGAGTAGTTAAAT